AGATTTTAGAAAGAAGTAAAGTTAAATGGAACAAACCATCTGCAGTAAATGCTCAACATGAAGTTACTATTGATACAAATGAAACTACAAATCAGTTTGCATCATACCAAAATATAAATGCGTTTATTTCTACATCTAATGCAATTGATTTAAATGTAACAAACCCACAATATTCTGTTGAAATTCAAACACAAGGGGATTTAAATTTAGTTGGGACAAATAATTCTTATAATAGTGAAATAGATACATTTAGTACTACAAACGTCTTTGGAACAATTACAACTGATTCAACCAAAACAATGGGTGGAATTTTTGCACCAATAGATGCTACTATTACTGGTTCGATAACGGGTGAATACGACCAAACTGAATTTATTCAAGTTGGGCTGGATAGAGATTCTCTATCCGTTGCCGGATTTGGATTATTTGGTTCTAATGGGAATGTAATTAGAACGTATAGAGATGTTTGGGGTAATTTTATAAAAGAAAGAAATAAAGTATTTTTAATAAAAGAAAGTTATACAAAAAATATACCTGAAAACATAAACGCTTTAGATAAAAGTTTAGGAACAGAATTAATTTCAAGGACTTTTTATAGAACAAAGGTTACTATATTAGATTGGGATGGCATAACACCAACTGTCGGTGGTAATATTGTAGAGGTAACTCCGTTAAATGGGTATTTTTCAACCCATTATAGAAATACTGGTGATTTATCAACCGGATTACAAAATAGTTATTTTAATGGGTCTAAACAAACCTCTACAACTAATATTTTAGGTGGTTCACCGGTTCAAACATTCACAACTAACCCTAATATACTAAAAGTTTCAGATACAGGAAGAGGAAGTGGAGAACCAATTTTAGTAGTTGATTAATGAAAATTATTAAATACTTATATTTATATACGAAAGTAAAAAAGAAAATACAAAAATTATGGCATACTTAGATAATTCCGAAATCACAGTTGATGCGATTCTTACTAAGAAAGGTAGAGAAAAATTAGCATCTGGACAAGGTCTTAACATTACTAAATTCGCATTAGGTGATGATGAGATTGATTACACACTTTATGAACCAGCACACCCAAAGGGTTCTGCTTATTATGATGCAGCAATCAGAGCGATTCCTGTAACTGAAGCATCTCCTGATGAAACTCAAGTTCTAAAATATAAATTGGTAACTTTACCAAAAGGTACAACTAAAATTCCTAAAGTAGAATTTGGCGTTCCTTCAATTTCAGTAAACCAAAGAAGTGGTCAGGTATCTTTAACTCCAACAACATCACCAAGTGGAAACGGACAGTCAGGATATACAATTGTATTAGCAAATAAAAATGCAGGTTCAATTGTTGGTAGTGGTATCGCAGCAGGTACGGGTACAATACCAGTATTCTTAGGCGATGAAATCACAACAACTGCAGCAGTAGAAAGAGGATTAACATTCTCATTCATTCCTAACCCAAATACAACACAAACTATTAAGACAACTATAACAGTATATGGTAACGAAACAGGTGGTTCTCAAACTATTCCTGTAACCGTATCTTATATAGCTTAAACGGAGAATAAAATAATATGGCACAAATAACAGGACAAGCAGGAGTAAATTTAACATCAGAATTAGCAGCATATTTGCAATCTAGTAATGGAAATATAACTACCGAGCAATTATCAAATCTTATAAACCAATATGTGACAGGTGGTGATAAATTAGCTGCACAAGGTGGTTCAATTACAACTGGTATCTACAAAAGATTTGGCGAATTTGACCAAATTACAGGAAAAGTAGAGGTTGTAACGACTGGTCTTTGGAGTGGTGATACGGGAAGTTTAAATTATTATGCAACATCTTCAACTCAAGCGGTAGCAGCAAGTTCAAATTATTATTTAGATGTATATAAATCAGGTTCGGATGATATTCAATTTGCTGTAGCATACGGACACAAATATGCAAGTGGTTCGGTTTCATTAGACAACGACGATGATTCAACCCTAGCAACAAAAGCAACATATGCACAATATCGTTCTATTTTATTAGACCAAACGGACGAATTTTTCACATTTGATTCAGCATCAGGCGAAGGTTTACACGATTCTAGCGATATCTATGTTATTAACGTAGCAAGAGCTAGATATAAAGAAACAATGGATGCCGGTAATTGGGAATTATCCCTAAGTGGTTCAAATGGTATTACTACATTTATTGATGATAGTGGTAAAAAATTCTCTGATACTGTTGGTAAAGCAGGTAGATTATTTTATGTTGTATCTGGTTCTTTAAATTTAGGACAAGATGCAGAAGCAACAATTAGTGGTAGATATGATACAAGTGGTAGAGGATTTGGATTATTTTATCCAGACCAAGGTCTTATTGTATTAAATCCTACAGCAATTCATTCAAAAATTGGTGCATCAAAAGATAGCGGTTCAGTAGGTGGAAAATCAATTTATAGTGGTGTTACATATGAAGGTAAAAATCATTTCTTATTGTATAATGCAATTAAGGGTGGAGCAGATTTTGAAGCAAGAAGAACTGAAAACGTTTCAACCTCTCATTACTTTGTAAGGGCAACAAATAGAGAATTTAACTTCTCAAATAATCCAACATTTACAAGTGGTTCATCTGATGGTTCATTTGTTGAATCTACATTTGAAAGAGACCCGAGAACATATATTACAACAATTGGTCTATACAACGATGCTAACGAAATGTTGGCAGTTGCTAAAACTTCACAACCGATTGCAAAATCATTTGATAAAGAAGTTTTAATAGCGGTTAAATTAGATTTCTAATTAAAAAATTATTTGGGAGTATCGTAGAACAAAAACCAAATAACATATTTAAAGAACCCAACCCTAAAAAGTTGGGTTTTTAGTTATTAAAATACTTATATAGGTAAGGAATTCACTATGTTTAAATCAATACCCAAATCAAATATATCTAAAAGGTCATTCAATGTATACAAACTTTGGAATGCTGACCAGGGTGATTATCCTATTATAAAGGTATATAATGAAACTGGTTTATTTGATGAAAACTCAGACAAAAGTGAAGGTTATTTTGTTCACACCTTATACAATTCATTAAAAAGTAAATACTATTCAAAAGAAGGTAATTCATTTACAACATTTGGGTCAACAAAAAATTTAGCAGATTTAAAATCAGAAAGAATATTACCAGATACCTTTCAGATAATAGCAATTGATAGAAATCGATTTGGTGAAGAGATAAAAAAAGAAAGTATAGAATTATTAATAGACGATTTAACTTATGTTGATGATGGATTTGGTATTATTAGAGAAGAGGGTAATGTATACACATTAGTTAGTCTTGATTTAGATAATAATGGAGTTGGGTATTTAACTATTGATGATGGTATTCAATATTATAACATTGAAGTCCTATCAATAGATTTAAATGACGGGTCATCTACCTTAATTTATAACGGAGATACTGATGAATATTTTATAATTTCTATTAATTTTCAAACTAATAAAATTAATTTTACAGCTCAATTACAATTTGAAAATACTGATATAAAATTAAAAAGTAATGGTAATGTATTTTATGATGATGGTTTAATTGCTATGACTAATGATATTGATTTTACTAGTTACGCATTAGAATATCGTTCAACACAAACAATATATGAAACCGAAATTTTAATTTCTGCTAATAGTGGAGAATTTAATTATTCACAAAATCCAACCGCAGTTAAGGTATTAGTTAGTGGTTCGTATGATTTTGAAATAACAGGAGTAAATAATTCATTCCCAGCAGGAACTAAAAAAATAAAAGAGGTATTAGATATATCACGTAGAGAGTTCTTTAGCGGGTCTATTGGTTCGATTAGTGGTTCGTGGGAGGATTACTATACAAATGTATCAACTGACCCGACTGGTTCTTATTTAACCACCTATATCACTACAATTGGATTGTACGATGATGATGATAATCTATTAGTTGTTGCTAAATTACCGAAACCAATAAAAAATTTACCGGATTATAATCTTAATTTTTTAGTCCGTTTTGATACTTAATGATATTTATAAGCATATAACACAAAAAACCTATGGCACAAATTAACATTCTTGATGTAAATGATAATATCATTGAATCAAATATTACTGAAGAACGAGTAACAGAATTGATAAATAGAGACCTTTCACCTGATGGGTTAGCTTATTATTATTATCCTGGTGATGAAGCTCAAATAAATGAGTTTAAATCAACAGAATATTCTGAAAGTATTAGATTTATCAAAAAAATAGAAACTACAAACGAATAAAAAAAGGAAAAAACTATGTATAATATATTAGATGTAAATGAAACAGTTATAGAATCAAATTTATCAGAAGAAGCAGTAGCATTATTATTAGAAGATACTACTACTACCGGTGGATTTTCTTATTTTTATTATCCAATTGAATCGGTAATAATGGAAAAACTTAAAGAAGAAAAAGGCGAATCTATTAGATTTATCAAACCAGTAGTTGCTAATTAATAGGAAACAAAATTATGGCTAGTATATTAGACTTATATAAAAATTCTATTTTTGCTAAATTAGCAGATAAATCTAAAGATAAGACACCTGTCTCTGAGGATGCCTCTTTCAAAGCAAATATAGATGAAGCAAAACTTGCAAAATCTAGAGGTGGTAAGTTGAAAGAAACAAAGTATTCTACTACCGTTAAACCTTAAATAAATTTGTTTGGCCTTATTAATAAACCATTCCGAAAAGTGGGCGTTTCTTCACATACCTAAAACAGGTGGTAACTCCCTTAGTGAAATTCTTTTAACAATTAAAGGAACAGAGTTTGTAACTACCCATAACGATTTATCGGCATTCGGTAATATTGAAAATTATTTTATTTTTACATTTATAAGAAACCCATTTACACGATTGGCATCGTGGTATCATCATGAAGTAAGAATGGGCTGTGATAAAACTTTTGGTAATTTTATTAAATCTATTTTTGAACATAATTTCTTATACTATCCTCAAACATTTTTTTTAAATAATAATAAAACTGAAAAACGAAATATTAGTTTTATAGGTAGGTATGAAAATTACTCAAACGATATAAGTTTCCTATTCCAAAAATTAGGACACCCTACTCCTAAAATACCACATCTTAATAAAAATTCTATATACGAAAGACACCCAACTTTAAATCAACATAAATATTATAAATCTTTGTATAAGGAAGATTGGATAAAAGATTGGGTTAGAACTAAATATAAAGACGATTTTCAAAATTTTAATTATGAATTGGATATATAAAGAAAAGGTCATATCAGAAATTTCTGAAATGCCAGAAGGTACAATTGGTTTTATTTATAAAATAACACACAATACCACCGGCCAATATTATATTGGTAAAAAGAGTTTATACTCACATAGAACTCTAGCCCCATTAAAGGGGTATAAACGAAATCGTAAAGTTGTCAAAGAAATGAAATGGCAGGATTATTGTTCATCAAATGATGTTGTTAAAACATGGACAAATGAACCAATTACTAAAGAAATCTTACGATTCTGTCAATCAAAGAAATCCCTTACATATTACGAATTACAAGAACAATTTGCAAACAACGTATTAGCAGATGAAAAATCCCTAAATGAGAACTTAATGGGAAAATTTTTCAAAAGAGATTTGGAAATCTCATAAATTTGTTGTATCTTTGTTAGACTTAATGCAAATATAATAAATGTACATAAATTTGGAAATATCAGATTTATTTCGTATCTTTACTATATTAGTAGCGTTATAATATATGGTATCAAATACAGATAAATTAACAATCGTTAGTATTTTAGATGATGTCTTAGGACCAGGTTCGGCCTTAAAGGGAAATGAACAGGCTCATTATTGTCCGTTTTGTCATCATCATAAAAAGAAACTTCAAGTGAATTTAGATACACAGCAGTGGCATTGTTGGGTGTGTGATTCTAAGGGTAAGAGGATACAAGGATTACTTAAAAAATTACAAGTAGATGTTTCTAAACTTCGTAAAGTATATGAGATATATGGAGACGATTATATCGTATCATCTCAAATAGAGGAAGACCAAATTGAATTACGATTGCCAAAAGAATTTAAATCGTTAATGGAAACCCCAATCGGGTTTAAACCCATATATAAAAAGGTAAAACACTACGCAACACTAAGAGGAATACGAAATTCAGATATTATTAAATACAATATTGGATATTGTGATAGTGGATTATATTCAGGTAGAATTATTATACCATCATATGATATAAACAATAAATTAAATTATTTTATTGCCCGTTCCGTATTTGATGACGAACCATACAAATATAAAAATCCACCAGTTTCAAAGAATGTAATTATGTTTGAAAACCAAATTAATTGGAACGAAGCCATTACTATTTGTGAAGGTGCTTTTGATGCAATGGCGGTTAGGAGAAATGCTATTCCAATATTAGGAAAATTTATTCCTAAAAAATTAATGGATAGTATCTATGAAAGAGGGGTTCGTAATCTAAATATCTTATTAGATACCGATGCACAAGACCAAGCCTTATACTATACAATGTATTTTCAAAAGCAAGGATTCCAAATAAAAAATATTATTCCATCTGGTAAAGATGCAGCTGATATTGGGTTTACCCAAATCAACAAAATTATCAAAAACAAAATAGAAACAAATTATGAAGATATAATTCTTCAGAAATTAAATCAATTATGATTCACGTAATACCACAACATATTTCAAGAGGTTCTTATACTGCTTGGTATAGATTACTTAATATTAAAGATGAACATATATTTCATTCATTTGATGATAGTGATGAAATTGAAAGAAAATTAATAGGAGACCCACCCTATGTTAATAAACTAATTGAAAAATTAAATAAAATAAATCCACAATCAGGCGATGTGGTTATTTTTGATTCTAAATATATTGATTCACATAGAGGTCAGGCAGTAATTGAATCTAATTTAATAGATTTATCTAAAAAATATAACGATTGTAAATTTGTGTTATTTGAGGATGATAATGCCGTTGAATATATTGATACTGAACGATATACTTTTTTTTCAAATAAATTTTTAGTAAAAGATACTACTGAATTACATCATTATGAGCGTAATTGTAATTATTATAGATATCGTAGTGCTTTGCAAGAATATTTTCCACATTTAAAATATATTATTAAAATATTTGATTTGAATATTCGTCAGAAAAAAATGAATATGATTATTGGCGTGGATAAAAAAGAACGATTAGAAGTTTTTAAATATGTTTATAATATTGGGTTAGATTCTGATTCGTGGTTAGGATATAGTGGGTTTGCATGTGATTATGTAGAGGGTGATATTAGTTCTAAATTATTAGAATTTAAAAAAAATAAATTACCGGTAATATTAGATACACCAATGGAAAGAAGTATGCATGGTTCGGTAAATGTTGAAATCCCACCATTACCTATTACTATGACTTCATATATTAGTTGTATTTTAGAAACAATGGTGGTAGCAGAAGATATTATACATTTGAGTGAGAAATCATGGAATCCATTTATATCAAAAAATATTCCCCTAATTTTAGGTAATAAATATCTAACTCAATACCTTAAAGGTTTAGGATTTTGGTTAGCAGAGGATTTATTTGATATAACTCCACAAGATAGTATTCCTGCAATCATTAATCAATACAAACGAAATTTAGATATCATACATAAAATGTCATATGAAGATATTCATTCATACTATGTAAAAAATCAGGCAGGAATTGAACGAAATTTTAGTTTAATAGAAACTATAAAATTTGAATTTAAATTAGATAATTATCTACAACCAACAAAAAATAAGTTACTATAACTTAAATTAATTTATGATTATTAACAAAATATATCACTTAGCAGATTTACACATTAGAAATTTGCAAAGACATAAAGAATACAAAGAGGTATTCAAAAAGTTTTTAAAACAAGTAGAAGACGATAAAATTCAAGATTCTATTATTTATTTAGCAGGGGATATTGCACATGCTAAAACTGAAATGTCTCCTGAACTTATTAGAGAGATTAGTTGGTTTTTAACTGAATGTTCAAAACTAAGAGAAACTTTTCTAATAACAGGTAACCACGATTGTAACTTAAACAATAACCATAGACTAGATGTTCTTACGCCTATTATCGATAATCTTAATAATCCTCACATCCATTATCTCCGCGATACTGGTGTTTATAATTATAACAATATTACTTTTGTTGTTTATTCCATATTGGATAAGAAGGAAAATTGGCCGTTGGCTAAGGATATTGAGGGTGAAAACAAAATCTGTCTTTTCCACGGGCCGGTAAACAAAGCACAAACTGATATTGGGTATGTAGTATCATCAAATTCCTTTACTGTTGATATGTTTGAAGGATTTGATATGGCAATGTTAGGTGATATCCACAAACGTCAAACATTTGGTGAAGGGTGGGAACACGTAGCATATGCAGGTTCAATGGTTCAACAAAATCACGGGGAGATGTTGGAGAATCATGGGTATTTATTATGGGATGTTCCAACTCGTACATTTACGGAACACCATCTTCATAATGATTATGGATTCCTTACAATCGATGTAGTCAACGGACAGATACCACAATGGGTATATGATGAGATTGATACAAAATTACCTAAGAACCCACGTTTAAGATTAAGGTTTACCAGTACTGAAGCATCAGAAATGAAGTTGCGTATTACTGAACTTAAAGAATTATTTAATGTAGCAGAGGTGACGGTAACAAGAACGGATACCATTGGTCAATTAAAGACAAATTCAAAATTAAACAAAAATATTGTTGGTAACGTAAAAGATGAAACTTTTCAAAATCAATTGATTAGAGATTATTTAGAAAGACAATTTCTGTTAGAGGATTCAGATTTAGATAAAATTTCTGAAATCAATAAGGAGATTAATCACCGAATTGATGATTCTGAATTGGCTGAAAACATTCTTTGGTTGCCTAAGACGTTGGAGTTCTCAAATATGTTTTCATATGGAGAAGGTAACAAAGTTAGATTTGAAAACGCACAGGGAGTGATTGGTATATTTGCACCAAATGCAAGTGGTAAATCATCTCTTTTTGATGCCCTTTCATTTTGTATCTTTGATAAGACATCAAGAAGTTCATCATCAAAAAATATTCTAAATAATCAAAAAGATAATTTCTATTGTAAATTTAACTTTGAAATTGATGGAGTAGATTACTTCATTGAACGTAGTGCAAGATGGACACGTAAGGGAACTAACCTTTCCGTAAATGTAAACTTTTGGAAAGAAGATGGGGGAGTTACTACCTCATTAAATGGTGAACAACGTAGAGATACGAATAAAAATATTGAACGATATTTAGGTAAATTTGAAGATTTTGTTCTAACATCCCTTTCCCTACAAGGAAACAATGCTCTATTCATTGATAAATCACAATCAGAAAGAAAGGAGATACTTTCTCAATTTATTGGTGTAGATATCTTTGATAAATTATATACGATAGCAGCAGATGAGAATAGAGATAACGCCACTTTAATCAAAAAATTCAAATCTGATGATTTTACTTCTAAGTTAGCCGATATCAAAACTCAATTGACTGAGTCAACAAATGAATACAAATTAGTTGATATTGAATTGGGTGGAATTAAAACCGAAGAGGAATCTTTAAATAAGGATTTAATTCGTTTGAATGGTAAAATTATAAAATTAAATTCTGATAATGTTGGAATTGAAGAATTAGAAAAAAGAAAAAGAATTCTTTCTGATAAGGAAACTGAGGTGTTAAATCTAAAAAATGCTACACAAGACCGCATTGGTAAATTAGAAGCGTTACAATTAGAATTAGAGGAAATTATTGATGGATTTAATGAAGATGAGTTAGAAACAAAGATAAACGAATTGGGAGTTGCTAAAACGGATTTGAGTAATACTAAACATGAATTAGATAAATTAGGGATTTGGCATACATCATTGGTTGACAAAAAAAAACATTTGGATTTACACAAATATAATCCAGAATGTACTATTTGTATGGAAAATTCGGAAACAATCCTACAAAGTAAAGATGAGGTTGAAACAACGTTAAATGATGTAAATACATATATTACTACTGCAAATACTACAAAGGATGCGTTAGAGTTAACGATTACATCATTGACTCCATATGAGACTGATTGGGTTAATTTAACGGATACTAAGGAAAAGGAAACCAAAATTGATAGAGAAATTTCTTCACTTATTAACAAGTTATCAACATCCGAAACTGAGGAAATCAGAGTTCAAACACAAATTGCCGAACAAATTAAACTAATTGATGAGTATTATAAGAACGAAGAACAAATCAAAAAGAATGGTGAAATTAGGGAAGAAATCAAATTTGTAAGAGAAACCCTTGATACTAATAAGATTCAGTTTACAAAAACAAATAAAAAATTATTAGAGTTAAATGGTAGAGTTTCATCCCTACAATCCCAAAGAGATACTTTAGAGGATAAAATCAAAGAGGTTAAGAATTTAGAGGAACAATCGAAATTATACGAATATTATCTTAATGCACTAAATAAGGATGGGGTATCGTATGAATTGATTGAAAAATCTCTACCAATGATTGAGGGTGAGGTTAATAACATTTTGGCACAAATTGTGGAGTTTGGAATGCAATTAGAGATGGATGGTAAAAACATCAATGCTTACCTCGTATACGGGGATAATAAGTGGTCTTTGGAGATGTGTAGTGGTATGGAGAGGTTTATCTCTGGGCTTGCAATTAGGGTGGCTTTAATCAACGTATGTAACCTTCCTCGTCCTAACTTCCTAGTTATAGATGAAGGGTTCGGAACATTAGATAGTGAGAACCTACAATCCCTATTCATGTTATTCACTTATTTGAAGACACAATTCGATTTTGTAATGATTATATCCCATATCGACTCAATGAGAGATGTAGTAGATGGTTTAATAGAAATTAAAAAAACAAATGGATTTAGCTATGTAAAGTTTTAACTGCTAATATATTAGTTGGTTTGGGTTTGTTAATTCTTTGTTTAATTAACGACTCTACCAACCCACTTAACGTATACCCGTGTTCTCTACAATATTCTTGTAGAAGTGCATGGGTATCTTTTTTTATTTGAATTGTCGTATATTTGTTCATTTCTATTGGTTTCTATGGGTTTCCATAGAATAAATATAATACAATCTTTTTTACTTATATTTATTACCATAACAAAGGATTCCAATGGCAATAATTAAATCGTTCGCTTCTTATCAAAATTTATCAAACTTTGGTACATTTATAAATGACCAAGTTAGAACCTCTGAATATTTTAGAATTACAGAATTTAAAGATACGTTTACCGGTGGTAAGAATGGGTTTCTTATAGAGGGTTCTGAACATTTAAAGGAAACGACTGAAATTAAAATAGAAATATTAGATGTCACCGGTACTCCAATTTATTATGAACCAGGTGATGGTATACCTGAATATTACGAAGGAATTTCAAAAATTGTATCCGTGCACGTCTATGAGGATACTCCTATTGGTTTAGGAAAAATTACTGTATTAGGTGAATTAAAAACCTATATTGATGAGACGGGTGTAGTTAGAGATGTTCCTGCAGAGTGGCGTGGTATCTATAATATTAAGTGGGAAAGAACATTTAATGTAAATAAAAATCTTGCTAATGAAACTATTGTTAGGTTTTATAAAAGACCAAAAATTACAATTGATGAGATAAACAAGCCTATTTTTAACATAACAACCCCATCGGTTACTCAAACGGGATTGGTTGAGGGTATACCACAACAACCAGTTTATGGTACTGATATTCGAACTTGGACAGCCGGAACTTTATATAAATTGAAAATTACTGATGGTTCAAATTGGACATCATCGGTTGATGAAAATACCATAACAATACCATCATTAGGGTATTCGGCAACTATAAGAGAGGTCTTAAATAACAAAGAAATATTTGTAGATGTTCCGTATCTAATATCATCCTCCGTTTCAAATTTTCCTGCTACTGCCTACACAACTACATTTGACCATATTGAAGGTCAGACGATTATCAACTCGGCGTTGACGGGTTCTTTTGCTAAAATTCAACTATCAGATTTAAAAACATTTGTTGGTGATGTAGCAAGAGTAAAAGTTTATAGAAAATCTAGAAACGAAGTTGGTGATTACCAATTCATACAAGATACTAAATTAGAATCATCAGAAATACTAAAAGATATAACTACAACTGCTGCTACCGAATTATCTTACGGCCAGTTCACTCAATCAAATATAAAAAATTATTGGGTAAGTGGTTCAACTGCACATCCAATTACAATCAATGTAGATAAATTAAACGCATCAGTACAAGTAAATTATAGTGGTTCAAATTATGATAACCCCGCCCTTTTTATCACATCGCAATCACTTTCTCTAACAGAGGGGGTAGAGTATACTCTTTCATTTAAAACACTCCTAAGTGGTTCAAATGATTCAACTAAAACTTTAAAAGCTTATTTTAGTGGTTCGGCTTATCCACAACAAACGATTGTAAATGTCACTAATTCGGCCATATATACTACAAAACAAAACGTAACTCAAAACGTAAAGGCAACTAAGACCGGAGATGCTAAATTGGTATTTGAGTTTGCTGGAGATGATTGGTATTTAGCAAATGTAAGTTTACAAAACGCACAAGAAACTTCTTTTTCGCCTGATGAATTTACTTTAATACAAGATATTCCTCGTAAACTTGCAAGTGAGACATATGATTTTAAATTTGAATTTTACGATATAAATAACAATTATATTCCGGTTGATGTAAAAACTTCAAAAACATTTAATGGTGGTAATAGTTTTACAACTACATCCAAAATCTTAACATTTGAATCAGATAGAACGGCATTTCGTTTTAGTAGTGGTTCGTTTGGTAATCCTGCTTTTCAACAAGTTGGATTCTCAATTGGTAGAACTAATTTAACAGGTTCAGTTACTTATGCATCTGCAGCATTTGATGTAGGAGGTGATTATATACGACCATCACATTATTCCGCATCCAATGGAACAATTTTACAATATCCTGGTTTTTTAACCAACGCCGGAGATGGTGGTGCAAGTTTAACTATTGCTAATTTTAGTGGTAGTGTGGCATCGGTAATAGTTGGTTCTATAACTTATACTGCATCATGTGATGGGTTAAATGAGTTTGAAACCATTTATAGATTTGAAGATGGAGAAAATGCACCTGGTCTATTTGTAACTGCAAATACAAATCAATTTATTTATAAGGCGACTGATTTATCCCTCAATCCATCCGGTCAAATAATTACAATCGAGGCTAAAAGAAAAAATTTAGCATCCGCATCAACTCCATTAACTATAAATTCTGGAAGTGGAAAACCACCATTAACATTAGTATCTACAAATGCAACCAATGGTGTTGATACTTATACAATAGCCGGTTCATCATATCCATTCTCAACGAGTGAAACTTCATATTCTATTTCAGGCTCCGACCAATTTGGTAATGTTTTTTCTGATACAATAAAAATAACTCCTGTAAAAATATTAGATGGGTTTTCAGTTGCAACAAGTAATGAGAATACATCTTTTCCTGCTAATTCAATCGGTTCGGTAATAGGTGGGTTTACTGCAAGTAGTGGTTCTATAACAGTTAAAGTTGGTAGTGAAGTTATAAATTATTCATCAACATTTGTAACTAATTCATTTAGTGCAAGTATTTCTTCAACGTCTGGTCTAACTCCAAATACATTTAACGGAACAAATTATTCAATAAACGCATTATCAGCAGATAGTGGTTCATTAACCCTATTAGTAAAATATAAAGATGGTGGGGAAACAATAATAAGTTCATCAAAAGAAATAACATATTCAAAAGTTAAAAAAGCAGCACCGATATTATCTTTTGTAATTGGTAACAATAATCAAACTACTACTGCAAAATCAACAGGCGAACAAATTGATGCATTTGTAACTGCAAGTTTATCAGTAATTGAAACATATGAGGGAGTTAGTTCTACAAAAATATTAGCATCTGCACCAGATACAACTACTACAAATTCGTATACAATTGGTAATAAAACAACTACAACAATTGCGTTACCAAATATGGCAAATGGCACAGATTCGGTTGATATATCTATAACGGGTTCGGTGGTTGATTCTGAAAATACAACAAGAAATGTATTTGGAAATATTTCTTTAGCTAAAGCTAAAAAGGCGGTGCCATTGGTATTAATTTCAGCTTCACCCCAAGCTCAATCTGTATTGGCTAATGTAGGCGGTACTCAAACTGGAACTTTATCAAATGTTACAATTGAAGCGTTAGAAGGTAGTATTAGTAGATTTACTTCTATGACAGTATCATCAGTTAGTGGTATAAATGTAAGCACGGGTACATCAAATATATCTGGAAATACATTAGTGTTATCTGATAGAACAATGTCAGCAACTGAAGGTTCTATAACTCTAACTGTAACACATACTGATAGTGAAGGTACATCTCCTCAAACTAAAACAATAATAGTAAGGGCAACAAAAGTTCCAACAGGAGCAACAGGAAATAATGGCACGAATGGTACAAATGGAACTAATGGAACTAATGGAGCAAATGGTGGTGATGGACCGGGTGTAGTATTCAGAGGCCCGTGGAGTGCTGCAACAACTTATAATAGTATTAGCCAAGATGCAACACGTAGAGATGTGGTATTATATAGTGGAACTTACTATGCAACAAAAGCAAATGCAACTGCTAACTTAAATAAACAACCTGATACTCAAACTACGTTTTGGCAATCATTAGGAACGGATTCATTCTTTGTAGCAGCTGAAATGTTTATATCCAAAGAATCGTATGTACAAAACACAATAAATGTTGGAACAAATGCTTCAGGTAATGCTAACATTACTATTGCGGGTGGTACTACATCTCCATATATTTCAATAGGACAAGCAACCAAAGGATATGATAATGTAGGTGCTTTTTTAGGTAGTGATGGAACAACTGGAAAACTTTCTCTAAAAAGTGCATCAAATTTTTTAAAATGGAATGGAACTTCATTAGAAATACAAGGTTCATTGAAAATTTCAGATGGAACAGGTGTAGCATCAACTACTGCTTTAAGCGATGGATTAGGTACAAAAATTAATACAGGTACAGCTGCAACTGATGTAAATAATAATGTAACTAATATTAGTGGTGGAAAAATTAGAACAGGATTAATACAATCAAATAATTTTAGTGGAACGGGTGATGGTAGTGGGTTTGCAACTGAAGGGATGTCTATTGATTTGACAGGTGGTGGAATATCTGCTAAAAACTTTAGAATTACTGCAGCAGGTGATGCTTTTTTCAGAGGAAATATTACCGGTGCAAGTGGAACATTTGGTGGTTCTATTCGAATCGGTAGTGGGGAAAGTGTATTTTCTGCAGATGGAAATGGAATTTATTTAGGTAATGAAACTTTTGCAAATGCAGAATTTAGAGTTACACCTGCTGGAGCTCTTACCGCAACAAGTGCTAATATTACGGGAGAAATTAATGCTACATCTGGTAACTTTAGTGGAAATATCACATCAACCGCAACGATTACTGGTGGTACACTTACGGGGGGTACTATAACAGTTGGTGCTATTGGTGGTGGTGGAACTATAATTAATGGTGCATTGTTTCAGGAAAGAATTGAAGATACTACTCTTGCAAATTCAGTTTCATTGGGCCCAGGTGGTATGATATTTAGAGGAGCACATGGAGCAAATAATGATAACCCAACTAATTACATATCACTTCGAGTACAAGATAATTATGCCAGACAGATTACTCAATGTTTAGTTAATAATGTTGAAGTGATGTCAGTATTGGGATACCCAAGTATGAACCAAGCTGCAATAAATATTTATAATGGTGGAATGCAGTTAAGAAATTATTCGTTTAACGATTATGTAGCTGGAAATCAGGGTAGGGCACTTCAAGTTTTTGGTAGTTTTTATACCGATGGAACGGGAACTTTTACAGGAGATGTAACTGCAAATACATCGGATAGGAGATTAAAAACCAATATTAAAAATATAGATTCACCATTAGAAAAAATATCAAAAATAAATGGTGTATATTTTAATTGGAATGATGAAGCAAAAAAATTATCAAATAAAAATACCGAAATTAGAGAAGTGGGATTTATTGCACAGGAAGTTCAGAGTGTTTTTCCTGAAATAGTAAAACCTGCTCCATTTGATTTAGAATTAGATGAAGAAAATACTACGGTTAAGGATACAATATATAAATCAATATCAGGTGAAGATTATTTAACTGTTCAATATGAAAAAATTGTTCCCCTATTAGTAGAATGTATTAAAGAATTAAAAAATGAAATTGAAGAATTAAAAAAGAATCGAATATGAAAAATTTAGACGAATTAAGGGTTCATGCTCAAAGGATGATGGATGAGTATCCTGCTCATAAAAGTAGGATAGCAGATTTATATATGAGTGCAGTCACAAAGGTTATGCAGGGTGAGGATGCACCCAATATATGTTCACTTATGTTGACTGCTATGTTGGAGTTGGTAGGCGAGTAAGTGAAATTAAAGTATATAAAAGAATTAAAAAGGAATAGGTAATGGCTCAATCAATGTCTGGTATAAAAGCTAAATTAGGAAGTTCTTCGAACTCTCTAAGAGCATATGCAGAAGCGAGAGGACTCACTGCACCAGATAGTATGTCGGAATTTGATGCTTGGTTAAATGGTGGTTCACCTCCACCACCGCCGCCTCCACCTCCACCGCCACCGCCACCGCCACCTCCACCTCCACCTCCGCCTCCACCTCCACCTCCACCGGCGAGACAAGGATATACTCTTAGATATTCTAATGTTAATCCATACGCA